AGCAAAAGATTGAGCAGTTGAAATCTTCGCAATCGCAAAGAAAAACTTCACAGGCACAAAGAAAGGAAGATGCTGAATGAATATGATGAACCATATGCAGATGCCTAAAGGGATTGGAAATCCACGGCAAATAATTCAAGGGATTATGGGAAATAGTCAGATGATGCAGAATCCCATGATTAGAAATGTAATGGGAATGGCGCAAAAAGGTGACATATTAGGTGTTGAAAATTTTGGTAGAAATATTGCCAAGGAACGTGGCATAGATTTTGATTCCGAATTTGAAAAATTCAAGCGTCAGTTTCCTATGAAGTAGATACTAAATTCTTGCAAGATTAAGTATAAAAAATCTTATATGGAGGTAAAAATTATGTTTGAGAGTAACAATACTCCCTTTACCATGCCTGTTATGCCTGCCAACAGCGGATATGGAAACAACGGTGCATGGGGTGACGATGGAGCATGGTGGATTATTATTTTCGTCCTTTTCTTCGCTTTTGGAGGTTGGGGCGGTAATGGTTGGGGCGGTAATGGCTCTAATTCCAGTTACTACACCGATTCTGCATTGCAAAGAGGGTTCGACACCCAGTCTATCATCGGTAAACTGGACGGAATCAACAACGGTCTGTGTGACGGATTCTACGCTGTAAACAACGGTATGCTTACCGGATTTAATGGCGTAAATACCAACATTTTACAGACTGGCTATGGCATCCAACAGGCTATCAATGCCGACACCGTAGCAGGAATGCAGAATGCTAACGCTTTACAGGCACAGTTAGCACAGTGTTGCTGCGATACCCGTGAAGCTATCCAGGGTGTAAACTACAATATGGCAACGAATACTTGCGCATTGCAGAACACCATGAATAACAACACAAGGGATATCATTGATAATCAGAATGCCGGCACTAGAGCAATTCTTGATTACTTATGTGCAAAAGAAAATGCGGATTTGAGAGATAAGGTGCAGAAACTTGAACTTTCTGCTTCACAGGATAGACAGAATGCACTTCTGACTACTGCAATGACAGCACAGACACAGCAGATTGTCAACTCTGTAAATCCTACAGCTATTCCAGCTTATATTGTTTCTAATCCTAACGCTTACGCTTATGGCTGCAGTTGCAATACCGGCTGTAATTGCTAAAACTGAATAATTGAGTATCTTAATTGAGTTAACTCGATTATGTCTGCTATGCAGAATTACTGACAACATGGGGCAGACTATATGGTTTGCCCCTTTGATTTTGAAAGAGAGGTATTTATTATGGCTGAATATACAGCAGTAGCATTACAGACTGTGGCAGCAGGAGCAGACGTTGCTTTTACCGAAACTGCCGTAAATGGAAGTGGTTGTATCACTCACAGAGAGGGATCCGGAATTGTGAAGTTAAGAGGTATCACTAATCAGTGCCGTGCAAGATTCCTTGTAAGTTATTCCGGCAACATTCAGATTCCCACGGGTGGAACTGTTGAGGAAATTTCCCTTGCGCTGGCAGTAGACGGAGAACCTTTACAGTCCACAAGAATGATTGTAACTCCTGCAGCTGCAGAGAATTTATTTAATGTTTCTGCACAGGCTTACATTGATGTTCCTCGTGGATGCTGCAGTACGGTAGCCGTTCAGAACACTTCTACGCAAGCTATTGAAGTGCAGAACAGCAATTTGATTGCCGTTCGTGAAGCGTAGGAGGTGAAAAATCATGGATGTTAAGAGAATGCATGAAATGATTGAAAAACTTTCTGAATGCGCTAAAACGCAGTTTGACAAAGGAATTGACAAAGTAGATACTTGCGAAATGGGGAAAGTCGTTGATATGATGAAAGACTTATCCGAAGCAATGTACTACCGTGAGCTGACAAAAACCATGCAGGAATATGACCCGGACGAAAACATGGAAATGTTTGAACGTTACGGTGACGGTGGCAGACGGTACTATGACCATTACCGCTATGCTGACGGCAGATTTGCACCTAAAGGTCGTGGAACCTACCGCAGAGGTTATGAAGAGCCACCCTATTACCATATGACCCCGGAAATGTATCACCGTGACATGGACAGAGACATGGGGCGTATGTACTACACGGAAACTTCTTCATCCGGTATGCGTGATGCAAGAGAGGGCAGAAGTGGCATGAGCCGCAGAACCTACATGGAAAATAAGGAACTTCATAAGGCAAATACACAGCAGGACAAAGAAGCAAAAGTCCGTGACCTGAACACCTACATGACCGAACTTGCAAACGACATGACAGAGATCATCAACGATGCAACACCGGAAGAAAAGACTGTACTGCGAAACAAGCTGTCTGCACTGGTAACAAAAATCGGTTAAAACACTTAAGGGGCTTATTTAGCCCCTTTTATGTTGGAGGTGGTAAGATGTTCACAATAAATGGAATCGTTTGGAATTTAAGGCTTTTAGAGCCACACAGCACTATGTTAATGCGTTCTGATAACACATATACGTTTGGAATGACAGACCGAAATACGCAGTGCATTTATATTTCCAACAGAATCAATGGCTCATTCTTTGACCGTGTTCTCTGCCATGAGTTGTGCCATGCGTTTGCATTTTCATACAACCTTACCATGCCGATTGAGGTAGAAGAGATTGTCGCAGACTTCCTAGCCACTTATGGAAGAAATGTGTTTACACTGGCTGATGAAATTATCAAAAATTACATGAGAATGCTTGCGTAGTGCTTTTACAAATGCTATAATTATAATTGTTCAGGTTATAATTTAAACCAGCTGAACAGTAGCAATACTTTTCAGCAAAAGCGCATTAAACATGTATTTTTAAAAAAAGAGTGTCCTTGTCGTGGAGGGCATTCTTTTTTTGCTTAAAATAAGAGCACCCTTGCGGATGCTCTAAAAATTACTCTATATATAATGGCATAAATTCACATTTGTTGTAACCTCTCCATGAATTCGTACTGTATCCTATTATTTTTCCATATACAGTTATTTTTTCACCACCGGAATAATCGGTTGCGTTTAATCCATAATCATTAGAAAACAGTACATTGATTTGTTCCCCCATATAGCTTTCAGTACCTTCCCTCAAAACACAGCATTTTAAAAAATTCCGCTGTAAATTATATTCTCCAAACATTTCTTGAATATAATCATAATACATATCTTTTGCTCTTAATTCATAAAGTTCTGACACAAAAAGATTTAGTTTTACATCTTTTCCCTCTAAATCATCTTGGGAGAAAAATATATCATCATAGAATAATTCAACACATGATTTTTTATATTCCTCTTCTGATAAATCATCTTCCTGCTCATATTCTACATAATTTTCATTTTCCATTACATTACTTTCTGATTGAGTAGCCGTAGACTCTATTTTAGAATCTGTTTCTTGATTTGTATTTTCTCCTTGATAATCAAGATAGTTTTCGACTGATTCATTTGGTACTTCCATAGTTTTACTTTCTGCTTCTGTCAAAGACTCTATACTTACATTATTTGAAACATTTTGGTTTTCCACATTTTGACCACCTAAAAAATAAACAAGAATTACAATTACAGAAAAAATAATTGAAAACCATGAACCGCTGTGATTTTTGTTATTTTTATCGCCTTTAACAATATCAATAATGGCTAAAATAATTGCTACTGGAATTGTAAGACCAAGAAGAGTGAACACAACAGATAGTATACTTAATATGCTTTGCTTTTTCTTTTTCTTATTTTGTTGTTCCACAATATCAATGTCAAATTTAGACATACAAGCATCACAATAACCTATTCTGTGATATACCGGCAATCCTTTTTCATCCGTAGCAACTTGTTCCGGAACAACTCTCATTTCTTTACCACATTTGTAGCAATTCATAATATTTCCCCCTTCTAGGTTTTATTAAAAATCTCATTATTTGAGACTTTTTTCGTAAAAAATTTTAATGTGTTTCTTTTGATACCCCGGTGGGTCTACATTTTCATCCGAAAATCTCGTTTTCAGAGGTTTTTGAAAGAAAAATTTTCGACAAAATATAATGAAAAAATTTTTAATCCCCCCGGGGTAGCAATTTTCAAGCTGAAAAATCCGTTTTCAGAGTTTTTTCGCAGATTTTTTCAGACCGATTCAAGGTGCGGAACACCTGCGCACTTCTGCGGTGCAAGTCCTGGACCCGTCACACGGTCACCGTGTCGCAGCTTTTCCAAGGTCTCCGACTGCCGAAAGCATGGAATCATACGCAGAACGCAACAGCTCCGCAGATTCCGGAGACATACCACCGGCGGCGCTCTCCACCCGAATGACGGTTTCCAGCCGTTCCCCGGCATCCGATACGCTCTCCATAATGTCGTATACATGACCGATTCCCAATTTTCGCATTTTGTATAATCCCCTTGTAATATTTGATTGTACACCAAGACAGCGCAATCCGTCAATATATCTGGGCGCAGGATCTGACCGGATCCGGTGGAAGAGTAACACAAATAGACCGCCAGACGGCAGCAGATCCAACGGAACACGACAAAAAGACGGTTGCAAGCCGTCTTTTATCTGTTTTCAAGTTCAAAAATTGCCCACCGCAGGGCGGCGGCTGTCTCCGTGTCTTTCTCTCGCTCCACACGTTCTAACAGCTTTTAAAGTCTTTCAAGGTTCTTTTCTTTCATCTTGGCAACCTCCTATTTTTAATTTTTGGGTAAATTCCACCCATAAAACCGCCGCCGGTAGTGATCCGGCGGGCATCCTCTGCGGCGGCTATGATAACTCAAAAATTGCCGTTTTTTTCGCTTCTCGGTGTAGTTCGCTTGGATGATTTGCAATAGCTCCAAACATGGACAACGGCAGGAGATCACAACCGACAGCTATATACAAAGCCTTTTCAACAGATGCCGTGTACACATGGCATTTCTCGCAGTGCTTGCAGTCTCCGCCGCATTTTTCTAATTTTTTTAAAGCCGTTTCAAGCTGTTTTCGTTCTTTTTCGTTCATTTTTTAGCCCTCCACATTTTCAATTTTTCCCGTTTCCGGGTAAAAGCAAGCCGGGGCACGATCCCCGGTGTAAGCCTGTCTTACTTGCTAAATTTAACAATATGATAAATTATATCAAAAGAATGGCTTAATGCTCTTGCCTGTGTGTCTAACCATTCCTCGGATCTGTTTGGTTTGTTCTCGCCGCCGCAAACCTTTTTTAACTCAGACGGGCAACAGAGACGTTCGGCAATGTCACAATCATAAATCAGAGAGCAGCCGCCCCAACTGTACTGTTTCCAGTCAGCGGCGCCATTAAGTAAAAGGCTTTTTAACTCTGTTTTGTCCTGCGGGATCTCTTCAACTTCCAGAGATTCTACAAGCTCATAAGCATAGATCTTTACACCTTTATTCCATGCGCTTCTTGCCTTGCTGTTATTGATTGCTTCTAATAATTCATTCTTTCTCATATTGCTTTTACCTTTTCACCCGTGTTATAATATGGGTGCCTTTCTTTTTTTGATTGGTGCCGCCCGACTATCTGCCAGGATGCCCGGGCGGCTTTTTTATTTGTTGAGATAACTATATCATGTTATATATCATGTGTCAATACATTTTATATAAAAGTTTATATAAAAATTATA